CTTCGCCCTGGTGTCTAACACCACGTTCAACACAACGATAACTAACACGCTCACTATTACGGCACAGTGGGGATCAGCTAAAACTAACAACTCGATAGAGTCACAGAACTTCGTCCTTCAGAAAGTATATTAATATTAATTAGTATCTTTGCACAATGGAACTAGGCAAGACCGCAATATACTATAGAAAGAACCCAGATGCTCGAGTAAAGCACCAGGAGACGTCTAAAAAGGCAGCTGCAAAGCCACTAGCTATAAAAAAGCGAGTTGAGGCGAACGCTGGTCGTAAGAGCTTAGGTCTTAAGAAGGGAGACACAAGAGACGCAAGTCATAAGAAAGGTAAGATAGTTGCCGAGGATAGAAAAATTAACCGTGCCAGAGGAGGCGCACTTAAACGATAGAAATGCAAAAACAAAAGAAGAACTACGTACCTACGATTAATGGAGTACCTATTTTAAGTTCAAACGCTGCGGTTGGTTTTACTACAGACTTTATTGAGTTCCCAGAGAGCACGCCATGGGCTGTTCAGTTTGACGGATGGGCTGGCGTTACTACGGAAGGAACGCCAACGGCTACCATACTATGTTCAAATACACAGGACGGAGACTACAGCGAGTACGACCCAAGTTCTACAAGTACTGACCTTAAGTTATCCTCTAATAGAGTTATATACGATAGTATATTTGCACCACGATTCATGAAGATTCAGTATCGTTCTGGATCATCTATTGGCACGTTTAAGCTTACAGTAAGTAAGTAATGACCGTTAGACATATCATCGTCCTATTACTAGCTAGTGTAGTACTACACAGCTGCCACAACGCCAAGTATCATCTAGACAAGTTCTACGACAAGGGCGGAGTAATAACGTGTGATACAACCTACGTAAATACTACAGACACTTTATATGTAAAGGGTGCAGACGGAAAGGATTCACTTGTATACATTGTAAAGAATACGCCAGCCATCTGTCCAAAGGCAACTGTAGAGACTAGGTGGATGGTAAGGTTTGATAATAAGAGGTTCAAGGACTCGTTAAAGATAGTATCAAACATGTACTCTGACTCATTGAAGTCGGCTATAAAGAATAACAAAATTGACGCAAAAACAAGTAGGGTCCAGATAAAGGAAGAGAACAGAGACTACCCTTGGTGGATGGTCTTCTTATCAGTTATGGGTGCTATTTTTATATGCATAATCTTAACCAAGCTGCTACTTAGACAAATCAAACCATGAAAGCTAAACTATCGCTCGTAATACTATCCGTGTTCTCATTCTTCGCTCCTATCGAGCTATGTGCAATCATCCTAATGAGTATGATCTTCATCGACACTATGGTGAAGATGGTCTCTATAAAGAAGACAGCAAGTAGTGAGGGAAGAGCTTACAGGGACGTGTTCAAGTCTAAGATGCTTAGACGTGGGTATATCTTCAAGACTACTGGGTACTACATCATGGCGATAGCTATATTTCCACTTGACTTTTACGGACTTACTCCATTCACGGATAGCGTTATAAAGGGACTGGGGTACACGTTCGTTATTCCTACAACGGCACTGTTCACTAATATATTATTATGTATATTTGCACTTATAGAGTTCTCAAGTATTAACGAGAACTGGTTTGATATTAGCGGAAACAATATACTGAAGAGTGTGTTTAGCGTTGTGAAGAAGATCAGGTCCACTGTAACTCAGGTATCTGATACGTATAAAGATATTAAAAACTAAGACATGTCAAAGTACCTATACATATTCGATCCAGGTCATGGCGGACTTGTGGACGGGAAATACCAGACAGCTGGTAAGCGGTCACCTAAGTTTGCTGACGGTAGGGTTCTATTTGAGGGCGTAAATAACAGGGACAACGTGCAGCGCATAATGAAGGCATTCAGAGAGAATGGACTTGAGTGTGTTGATGTTGTAGACTCTGAGTATGATGTGTCACTCGTAGAACGCGTTAAGAAGGCAAATAAGCTATCTAAAGACAGAAAATGTGTATACATATCAATTCATTCAGATGCGAACGGAGACGGCATTAAATGGGACCAGGCAAGCGGCATGTCCGTGTACACTTCCAAGGGTCAAACTAAGTCGGACATCTTTGCATCTATCGTTATAGACGAGTTATATAATAAGTTCACGTCTACAATCAAGTGGCGTACCAACAACACGGACGGTGACAAGGACCAGGAGGAGAACTTCTACGTCCTAAAGAACACCGACTGTCCAGCGATACTGTGCGAACTAGGTTTCCACACGAACGAGGCTGAGACAAGGAGGATGATGACACTAGAATATAAGAACAGTATAGTTGACGCAATGGTTGCATCAGCAATTAAATGGGAGAAGTTATGAGCAAGAAGATCGCAGGAACTACTAGCATCGAGAAGACTTACGTGTCAAGACCTGGCGTACATGCCAAGGCAAAGACTAGTAAGTTGAAGTCTAGTAAGAACTACAAGAAGATGAACGTAGGTCAGGGTAAATAGTTTGTCGCAAATTTTTACTATATTTGCTACATAATTAAATTAAATAGAATGAAAAAATTAACTAAAGATGAACTAGAAAAGTTCACCAATGCTCGTACAGAGTATGCATCGCTTAGAAACAACTTGTGTGACATCACACTAGCTGAGGAGCGTCTAAAGACAGACAAGCAGACAACACTTATTAACATCTCGATGGCATCAACTACGCTATCTGAAGTACATCAAGAGCTTCAGGATAAGTACGGTGACGGTAAGATCAATATGCAGACAGGAGAGGTGTCATGATAATCCGAAAGATATCAATCGGTAATGACCTACTGAACGCTATGCACTTCCAGGCTGGGAAACCAGCTATGGGAGGATCATCTAATATATCTGACATCATAAAGAATATAGACGGATCGATAGATGTGTTCATAAGTAGAAGTCCTGAAGGATTGGTTGAGATCGTCAAATGGAAAACAATTGGGGCAACCGTCCCAGTAACAATCGAGTATAACTTAGAATTTTAAGATGCATTCACCGAACTACTTTATTATAAAACCTTATAATGGAGTTAGATACGACAACATCAAGAAGTTTGGAGACGTAGACTTTGTGATGTCCTCATCCGTTGAGGACCACACCGTAACCAATCGCTTTGCAGTTGTCCAGTCTACCCCAAGCTGGTACGAAGGTCCAATAATCCCAGGAGATGTTGTTGTGGTTCACCATAACACGTTCAGACTGTACTACGACATGGATGGCAGAGAGGCTAGCTCGTGGACGTTCTACAAGGACGATATATATCTAGTCGACATAGACCAGATGTATCTCTACAAAAGAGATGAGGGCCCGTGGACGGCTGTTGCTCCTTACGCGTTTGTTAAGCCACAGAAGAATGACGACACGTCAGCTGTGTTAACACACTACGTGGAGAAGAGCACGTTCGGTAATATTGTGTACCTTCCAGATGGAGAGAAGGAGTTAAAGGTCGGTATGGAGGTATCCTTCAAGCCAGGTTCTGAGTACGAGTTTAAGATTGACGGAGAGAAGTTGTACCGAATGAGAACTAGGAACATATGTCTGACGACCTAAGAAAACAAAGAGAGAGAATACTCACGGCTGGACAGAAGGCCGTTGAGGAACTAATAACGGTGCTGAGTAGTAAGATACTTACCGCTGGAGGAGACGACTCGGACCTATCGGCCGACAAGATGAAGAACGCGGCAGCGGCAAAGAGACTAGCCTTTGAGGATGCGCTGTCTATAAACGAACAGATAGAAAAAGAGAGAGCCAAGTTTGATGAGACGCTAGTTCCAGAGATAACTATGGGTAACAAAGGATTTGCAGAGGGAAGGGCAAATGGAAGAAAATAAACATGCCCTATACAGAGTCTTAAAGGACCACGTAAATATAAACGCTATTACGAAGCGTAACTCAATGAAGTCCTGGAAGTATGGATACGATGAGGACTATGACGTCATCATAATATCTAGAGACGGGACGCTTGGAGAGGTATACGAGATAGATGGCCTTATCATAGGACTACCTAAGCTACAAGAGAAACTAGATGCCGAGCCTAATAAATGGGTAGCGGCAGAGTATCCAAAAGAATTATCTAAGATAAAGACCGTGTTTGACTGGAACAGACACGATAATATATTTAAGTCTAAGTACATAGACTACATCGAGCGTGAGTACAGCAGACGTGAGAACGGGCACTGGTTTATGAACAATGGAGTGCCTACCTATATCACTGGTACTCATTATATGTACATACAGTGGTCAAAGATTGATGTCGGACTACCAGACTTCCGTGAATCTAATAGAATATTCTACATACACTGGGCTGCATGTGTAGCTGACAGTAGATCGTTCGGTCAGTGCTACCTAAAGAATAGACGTTCTGGATTCTCTTTTATGAGTTCTGCTGAAATATCAGATACTGCAACACTATCTAGAAACGCTAAGATAGGCATACAGTCAAAGTCTGGTACTGATGCTAAAACAATGTTTACGGACAAGGTCGTACCAATTGTTAACAACTACCCATTCTTTTTCAAGCCATTACGTGATGGTATGGATAATCCAAAGACTGAACTGTCTTTTAGACTCCCTGCTTCTAAGATTACAAAGAAGAATATGGACAAAGAATCTGAAACAGAGCAGATTGATGGTTTAGATACAACGATTGACTGGAAGAATACGGCAGATAACTCTTACGATGGTGAGAAGTTGCTACGTCTTATAGAAGACGAGGCAGGAAAAATTGAGAAGCCTAATAATATATTAAATGGATGGAGGGTAAGAAAGACATGTCTTCGACTAGGATCTAAGGTTATAGGTAAGTGCATGATGGGTTCAACATCTAACGCACTGTCTAAGGGTGGTGATAACTATAAGAAGATGTTCTTTGATTCTGATGTAAAGCGTAGATCAGCTAATGGTCAGACTAAGTCTGGACTGTATAGCCTATTTATACCGATGGAGTACAACTTCGAGGGTTACATAGACGAGTATGGACACGCTGTAATAGAGGATCCAAAGAAGCCAGTTTTAGGATTAGATGGTGAGATGATCAAGATAGGTGTAATTACATACTGGAATAACGAGGTTGCCGCACTAAAGAATGACTCTGACGCGTTAAACGAATTCTATCGACAGTTCCCTAGGACAACGTCACATGCGTTTAGGGACGAGTCTAAGCAGTCTTTATTTAACTTAACAAAGATATATCAGCAAATTGATTATAATGACTCACTAATAAAAGAGAGGATACTAACTAGAGGTAACTTTAGTTGGAAGGGTGGAGTTATAGATAGCGAGGTTATATGGACACCAGAAACTAACGGAAGGTTTCTTATAGCGTGGCAGCCACCAATAGAGTTAAGAAATAGAAGAGAGAAGGACAGGCAAGGGAAACACGTTCCAGGAAACAAGCACCTTGGTGCGTTTGGGTGTGACCCTTACGATATATCTGGAGTAGTAGGTGGAGGTGGATCTAACGGTGCACTACACGGAAAGACTAAGTTTCATATGGAGCAAGGAGCTCCAGTGAACCAGTTCTTCTTGGAGTACGTGACTAGAACACAGACGGCTGAGATATTCTTTGAGGATGTGCTTATGGCGTTAGTATACTACGGTATGCCTTGCCTAATTGAGAATAATAAGACTAGGCTACTGTACCACATTAAGAACAGAGGGTATCGTGCATACTCCGTAAATAGACCAGACAAGCACATCTCAAAACTATCAAAGACAGAGCTAGAGCTTGGTGGTGTACCTAACTCATCTGAAGATATGAAACAGGCACACGCATCAGCCATAGGGTCATACAATGAAGAGCACGTAGGTTACGACGCTGAGGGTACGTACAGAGACCCAGACGAGATGGGTAACATGTACTTTACCAAGACGTTAGAGGACTGGGCTAAGTTTGATATAAATAACCGTACAAAGCATGATGCATCCATAAGTTCTGGGCTTGCGATTATGGCTACAAGGGAGTATACCTTTGAGCGACAAATCGAAAAGTCGAAAATTATGTTTAATTTTGCAAGGTATGATAATAAGGGATCAAAAAGTCAATTCAAGATATAATGGATAAACCATCTATAAACATAAAAAACAGCCCTTTTCCAAGTCAGATGGCGTCCGATGCTGAAAAAGCGTCAATGGAGTATGGGCTGTCTGTAGGTAAGGCAATTGAGTCAGAATGGTTTAAACGAACTAGTGGAAACTCTTGTAGATACTATGACCAGGCTTTTGATTTTCATCAGCTTAGGTTGTACGCTCGTGGAGAACAATCCATAAACAAATACAAAGAAGGTATGGCTATCGATGGCGACCTTTCTTACTTGAACTTAGACTGGTCCATTATTCCTATCATACCTAAGTTTGTTGATATCGTTGTTAACGGTATGAACGACAGGGTCTATGCTATCAAGGCAGAGTCACAAGACATTTCCTCAGCAGAGAAGAAGAACTTGTTCCAACAGACTGTTGAAGAGGACATGGTCGCTAAGGACTTCTTGATGAAGGCAAAGGAAGGATTTGGTATTGACGCGTTCAACGTGCCACCAGAGGAGCTTCCTGATACACCTGAAGAACTTTCTCTATACATGCAGCTTAAGTTTAAGCCAAGCGTTGAGATTGCTGAAGAGGTTGCTATCAACACAATATTTGAGATGAATGAATACGCTGACTCTGTTAAGCCAGCTATTGATTATGATATTACTACTATAGGAATTGGTGCTGCAAAGCATACGTTCTTACCAGGTGCTGGTGTAAAGATTGAGTACGTTGATCCAGCTAACTTAGTGTATAGCTACACGGAGAAGGCAGACTTTTCGGATATCTACTATGCAGGAGATGTTTCTCAGATTCACTACACCGAGTTAAAGAAGATTGATCCGAACATCACGGACGAAAAATTAGAAGAGATTAGACGCTACGGAAGTGCGTGGTATAATAACTTCACAATAATTAGTCAACTACAAGACGACCCGTTCAGTTCTGAATTAATTTCTGTGCTTTCTTTTACCTACAAGGTAGACAAGAAGTTTGTATGGAAAAAGAAGTTCTTAGACAATGGAGGAGAGAGAGTTATCCAGCGTGACGACTCATTCAATCCGCCAGAGTCTGAAGAGGAAAGGTTCGAGAGAGTTGAGGCTACAAAGGATGTGTGGTACGAAGGTGTCATGGTCCTTGGTTCAAGTATACTACTTAAGTGGGAGATGCAGAAGAACATGATACGTCCAGAGGCAGCTAGCCAGAAGGCGTTATCTAACTACGTCATCTCAGCACCAAGAATGTACAAGGGTCGTATCGAGTCATTGGTTAGACGAATGATCCCATTCGCTGACCAGATACAGTTGACACACCTTAAGTTACAGCAGGTACTATCTAGAGTGGTTCCAGACGGGGTATTCTTAGATGCTGACGGACTTAGTGAGGTTGACTTAGGAACTGGAGCAGCGTACACACCACAGGATGCACTTAAGTTATTCTTCCAGACTGGTTCTGTTATAGGACGTAGCTATACTGGAGACGGTGAGTTTAATAACGCGCGTGTACCAATTCAAGAACTAAATAGTTCAAGTGGACAAGGTAAGATGCAAGCACTTATTGGGGCTTACAACTACCAGCTGAACATGATACGTGACGTGACTGGACTTAACGAGGCTCGTGATGCGTCTATGCCTAATCCAGATGCCTTAGTAGGCATTCAGAAGATGGCAGCATTAAATAGTAACACAGCTACAAGACATATACTTAACGCAGGAATATCTATAACTAAGAGACTTGCAACCTGTATATCTCTTCGTATCTCAGATATACTTGAGTATGCTGACTTTAAGGACGAGTTCGCAATGCAGGTTGGTAAGTATAACCTTGCTATTTTAGAAGATATTAAGAATCTATACCTACACTCGTTTGGAATATTTATCGAACTAGAGCCAGACGTAGAGGAGCGCGCGCAACTTGAGCAGAACATTCAGATGTCACTACAGCAGCAGTCTATCGACTTAGAGGATGCCATCGACATTAGAATGATTAAGAACCTTAAGCTGGCTAACGAGATGCTTAAGGTTAAGCGTAAGAAGAAGATGAAGGCACTAGAGGATCGTCAAGACATGCAGTCTCAGATTCAGATGCAGATGAACATGCAGACACAACAAGCTGCCTCTGAGCAGAAGCAACAGACAGCACAGATTGATTCCCAGGCTAAGATTGCTATTAAGGAGGCTGAGACTAACTTTGCTATTCAATTACTTGCAGCTGAGGTTGCTAGTAAGAAGGAGCTGATGCAGATCGAGTTCGACTACAATATGCAGCTTAAGGGTATCGAGACTGACAACATGATGAAGAGGGATACTAAGAAGGAAGACGCTAAGGATGAGAGAGTTAACAAGCAGGCAACGGCTCAGTCTAAGTTAATTGATCAGAGAAAGAATAACCTTCCTCCAGTAGACTTTGAGAGTAACGAGGACTCACTAGATGGGTTTGACTTGTCTGAGTTTAACCCTAGATAATAGGGTATTAGTTTTTTGACTAATTTTGTAGGATCAATGGCAGAGAAGAAGAAAACAGCGGCATGGACACGCTCAGAGGGTAAGTCAAAGACTGGAGGATTAAATGCTAAGGGTGTTGCTTCATATAGGAAGGAGAACCCTGGGTCAAAATTAAAGATGGCGGTTACAAAGAAGCCGTCAGAGTTAAAGCCTGGTAGTAAGGACGCTGCACGCAGAAAAGCATTCTGTTCCAGAATGTCTGGGGTCCCAGGCCCAATGAAGAAACCAAATGGAGAGCCTACAAGAAAGAAGCTCGCGCTTGATAAATGGAATTGTTAAATTAAATTAAATTAAATGAGTGATTTTAAGATTAGAATCGTAGACGGTAACGAATCGTCTATGGCAGAAAGAGAAGCGGAAGTTATTAAGGAAGCAGAGATTGCAACTGAAGAACCTATCGTAGAAGAACAAGAGATTACAGAAGAAGTAGTGACACCAGTTGCTGTGTCGAACGAAATAAATGACGATGTCGTTCTTTCACATATTAGAACAAAATACAACAAGGAGGTAGCTAGCTTAGATGACTTGTTCCAGGCGAGCAATGAGCCAGAACAGTTAGACGCAGAAGTAGCTGCATTCCGTAAGTATAATAAAGAGACGGGTAGAGGAATCGATGACTTTGCAAAGTTAAGCAGAGACGTTGACAATATACCTACAAATAAATTGCTGTCTGAATTCTACAAGGATAACGGAGACGACGAGGAAGAGGTTGAGTATAGACTTAGTAAACTAAGCTATGACGAGGACTTGGACTCTGATGAAGAGATCGCGGACCGAAAGATGGCACTAAAACAAGAGCTAAAGAAAGCTAAGCAGTTCTTTAATGAGCAGAAAGAAAAATACAACGTACCCCTTGAGTCAAGGGAGCCGTTAATTCAAGAAGCTGATAGAGAGGACTACGAAGCCTACAGAGCAAATAAGACCAGCAATACTGAATTGCAGGAGGAACAACAGAAGAAGTCGCAATACTTTGCTGAGAAGACTAATGAATTATTCACCGATAAGTTCGAAGGTTTCGGATTTGATATCGATGGGGAAAGAGTTGTCTACAAGCCAGCAGATGTTAACGCTTTGAAAGAACAGTCTACATTAAATAACCTAATCAGTTCATTCTTGGACGAGAACGGTTTCTTAAAGGACGCTGAAAAATTCCACCGAGCAATGACTATAGCTGCTGATCCTGATAAGTTCGCAAAGTTTTTCACAGATAAGGGAATAGCGAAGGCTACAACTGGATTCGAGAAGGATGGAAAGAACATAGACATGGTTAGAGGTGGATCAACTCCAGCTCAGAAGTCTAGTGGGATCACAGTTAAGGTAGTAGACACTGGTCAGAATAATACTTTTAAAATTAAAAAACGCTAAAACAAAAACAAAATGGCTGGAATTCTTAACGTATCGCCAGGAGTTGAATTAACTCCTTCATCGGTACAATCAACATTACAAAACAATTACCTAACTGACTTCGATTTCTTGAATCAGTACCTTCCTGAGACTGACAAAAATGAGTTCGAAGGATACGGTAATCGTACAATCACTGGTTTCTTACGTAACGTAGGAACTGCTGAAATCCCTTTCGCATCTGACTTAATTAAGTGGTCTGAGCAAGGTCGTTTGCATACAAAGTATGTAGGAGTTACTGCTGACTCAGCTGTTACTTTAGATACAGCTTTATTCTCTATCGCTGGAACAACTTCTTGTGTATTTAGAAAAGGTCAAGTTGTATTTTTATCAGCTGAAGCATCTTCTCTTTCTGCAAAAGCTATCATTTCTAAAGTAGGTTTAGCTGATGGTCTTGCTGATAACCAACAGTTTGAAGTTAAATTTTACTTAGCTTCTGGATCCCCATTTGCTATCACTACTACTGTAACTGCATTCGTTTACGGATCTGAGTTTGCAAAAGGAACTGGTGGAATGATTGGATCTTTGACTCCAGAACCAAATATCTTTGACGTTAAGCCAGTAATCATTAAGGATCGTTTTGAGATCTCTGGTTCTGACATGGCTCAAATTGGTTGGATCGAAGTATCTTCTGAAAATGGAGCTAACGGTTTCTTGTGGTACATCAAAGCTGAAGCTGAGACACGTCTACGTTACGAGGATCAATTAGAGATGATGTCTGTAGAGCATATCGAAGCTGAAAATGGTTCTGCTGCTGAGGCTTACTTGTCTACTAACACAGGTGGTGGTAACGCAGGATCTCAAGGTCTATTCGCTGCTATCGAAGATCGTGGAAATGTTTGGTCTGGTGGTAACCCATCTACAATGGCTGACTTTGATACAGTTATCGAGCGTCTTGATGGTCAAGGATCTATCGCTGAGAACACATTGTTCATCAACCGTCAGTTCTCTTTAGACTTAGACGATATGTTGGCTACACAAAATTCTTACGGAGTTGGTGGTACTTCTTACGGTATGTTCAACAACGATTCTGATATCGCATTGAACTTAGGTTTCACAGGATTCCGTCGTGGATCTTATGACTTCTACAAGTCAGACTGGAAGTACTTGAACGACGCAACATTGCGTGGTGGTATTAACGGTGGTGGTGTAAACGGAGTATTGGTTCCTGCTGGAACAACTACAGTTTATGACCAAGTTCTTGGATCTAACGCTAAGCGTCCATTCTTACACGTTCGTTACCGAATGGTTAACAACGAAAATCGTAAGATGAAGTCTTGGATTACAGGTTCTGCTGGTGGAGCAACTAATAGCGACGTCGATGGAATGTTTGTAAATTACTTATCTGAGCGTGCACTTTGTACATTAGGAGCTAATAACTTCTTTGAGTTCAAAAACTAATACCTTAGGGAGAGGCATAAGTGTCTCTCCCTATTTTTTTTACATATTATAATTTAAATCAAATGAAAAAAACAAACGAAACAAAGGATCGTGTATACGTCCTATCAGGAGGGAAGTCTCCATTAAGTCAGTACATCCCATCACGGGATACACGTCGTAGCCGTCTTCTTTTTACAGATGAGAATGGAAGCAATAGAGCTATGCGTTATTCAATTAACCACAAGTCACCATTTATCGATGAACAAGATGATACAGCTATCTTAGAGCCTATCGTATTTGAAGAAGGCTTCTTGAAGGTATCAAAGAGTAATAAGTCTTTACAAGATTTCTTAGAGATTCATCCTGGAAATGAAGCAAACGGAGGGGGTACATTCTACCTTTCTGATCCAGAGAAGGATGCGGAAGAGAGAATGGCTGAGTTAGATTTAAGAACTGACGCAATTATTGCAGTTAAGTCTCTAGATTTTAATAGCCAACTTGCTCTTGCTAGAAATCTATTAAGTGGAAATATAGATAAGATGTCTACATCTGAAATTAAGTATGACCTTATGCGTTATGCAGAGTCGTACCCACAAGACTTCTTGGATGCAATTGGAGATCCAGACATCGATTTAAACAACCTAGCTGCTAGAGCATTTAAAGATGGTTACGTAACACTTAGAGGTGGAAAGGACATCTTCTATAACATAGCAGACAATAAAAAGAAAATTCTTACAGTACCTTTTGGATCA